GAGCGGTCCTGAAGGGCGCGCCGGGAGGCAAGATGGCCTCGATGACCGCGCGCGGGGCCTACGGCGAGGCCGACGTGAAGGCGCTCGAGACGCTCATGGCCTGGATCGGCGAGAACGGCTACGAGGCCGCCGGTGCGCCGCGGATCGTCTACATGCACAACCCGTCGATCGAGCACTTCGGGTCCAACCTGTTCCGTGGGCCTTGGGTCCCCGGGGTCTCAACGCCGGACCCGGACGTGGCTGTCAGCGCTATCCGGCTACGCGGAGTGGTGCGACCCCTCTACGTCCAGCTTCCGCTGCCGACGCTGATGGAGGTCAAAAAGCGGCTAACGCGACCCAAAAACGTACACTTTGTCGTCAGGGAACCCATAAAGACCTACGGGAGTCTAGGCGCCGCCCTCGATGTGATCGAGCGCCACCGGCTTGAAGGCTGGGCGAATGTGGTCCTGTTTGGCTCCAACGATCCGTTTCACGTCAAGGAGAACGCCGAGACATGGAGCTCAAGAGGCTACGCGATTTCCTAGCCAGCTGCGAGAAAATGCAGCAGGACCACGATTCCAGCGTGGGTAGAAACTACAATCAGGACAGCTTCGGACATTGGGTCCGCAAGGCCAGCCGGTACCTAACCTACATCTTCTTCCGGCTGGGGGTTCGCGGTGAACACCTGCTGTTCGCCCACGGCGTGATGGACTGGCTGGCGATAGGGGCGTTTGCGACGCACCACGTTTGGACAGCGCTTGCCCTGATGGCCGCCGCCCACGTCCTCGATAACTGCGACGGAGACCTAGCTAGAGCCAGAGGCGAGGCTTCCCCGGAGTGGCAAGAGGTAGACCACCTGTTCCACACGATCACGAACAACCTCTTCTGGGTCATGGTGGCGCTATGCTACGGCCAAGGGCAGTATCTCGTCCCAGCTATTATCATCCTCCCGGCGCGAAACATCATGGGCTACTTCCGCTGGAGGGCCGGTAAGAGAGAGTTCGGTGAGCGCGGAAAGCTCTGGTCAATACTGACCTACCCAACCAACATCAACGTCCAGCACATCGGATTCGCGCTTGCCGTTCTCAGCGCTACGACACCGTACTTCATTGGCTTTTTCGCTGTCTACTACCTGATCGCTTCTGTCGGAAGAAGCGTCCTGTTTGTCGTCGAAATCGCAAGGAGGGTAAGTGGCCGGATTCTTGAAGTTATCGAATAAGGCGCTCTACGGGTTGATGGGTGAAGTCGTGGAGGTGATGTGGAAGGACGCGGCTTCGGTAGACGGATGGCTACACATCGATGATCTGCAAGAGCACGGCCTAGTGACCGTCAAAAACGTGGGGTATTTACTGGATTACGACCAGACCCACATCAAGCTCGCCTCCGGCCTCACGGAAAGCGCCGGAATTGCAGGCATCTTTATGATCCCGAGACCCAATATCCTCAAAATCAAGTCGTATAGGGGGTTTCGGTTCGCCCCGGAGGGGGTGCAAAAAAATGCTTGACTTCTGGAAGTTGGTGTTGTATATTGGCCTCGATCGTTCCATAGGTGAAACGACTTTGACCGGGAGGGTCAAGTGACAACACCTGCACACGCTGCGCTGACCGTTACAATCGGTCACGCACTAGTCGGCTGGAACCCAGTGATTTTCCTGTGGGGAGCCTACGCGACTCTCCCAGACGTCTTTGTGTGGATCAGATACAGATTTGACGCAGCCCCCCGCTGGGCATACTACGACACCTACCACGAGATCGGTAGTCTCCTTCCGTGGTGGCTGCGCCTAGTCTTGCTCCCCCTGATGTGGCCCTATGAGCTGCACGTCGCACTCGACGCTGCTGTGCACCGGCCCGAGGGGGGCATCTTCACTACGCGGTACGTTTTCCTCGAAGCTATGACGTGGGCCTTTGTAGCAAGCTACTGGGTGGCGTTGTGGCAAAGCTGAAGATCGGAGTTGACCGTCGTCCTCGAAGCTCGTGGACACACCTAGCGGCAGTCGGAAGCCCCGACAACCCGCTGCCGGACTACGACGCCGCAAGCGTCGATCCAGAACACGAGCAGATTGAGAATGCCCGGGCGCTCCACGAGGCGTACCGAGACCTCTTCCGTGCCGGGAAGCACGCAGGGGAAAGCGAGATGGAGTACGAACACCAGCGGAGGAAGCAGTGAGCCGTCAGGTCAGAAAGTTCACAGACATTCCCGAGGTCTTCCAGAGTGTGCTATCGCACAAGCAGAGGAAGCGGGGCATGGTCTGTACTCTGCCAGACGGGTCTATCTGGCGTACTGACCACATGATGCAGTGGCGCGAGATACAGGGACCGACGCTTGAGAAAGCCGGGAAGTTTGCACTGGGTCACATGTATCGCGATAACTCCGGCCTGACAAAAGCTGAGATGCGCGAGATGATCCGGCAGATCACCGAAGAGGAAGCGCGAGCAGAACAGGAGAAACGCCTGAACGCTGAGACTGTGGCAAAGGTCGAGGAAAAGGGTACACACAAGATCGTGGATCGACGGTAATGCCAAACGCATTCAATCCCCAGCAGGTTGTCAACATGGTGTGGGACCCCGTGACAAGCGCGTGGGTCAAACTCCAGACGCCTATGGCGATTACCACGACCGATAACTTCGCGATCGACGCCTTCGGGCGTCAGCGCGTTTCTGCCCCAGATACGATCTTCGACTCCAAGCAGCTCTACGACAACGGCCCTCTGGTCTGGTCTGATGTTGAAGTCTCCGGCGGTGGGACAGGATCGACTTTCAGCGCGAACCGCGCAAGCGTCGTACTGGACGTCACGGCTGAAACCGCTGGTCGCAGAACACGTCAGACCAAGCGGCGCTTCAACTACCAGCCCGGGAAGTCAATGCTGATCATCGTCACCGGCAGGGTTGTTGATCCCGGCGACGGTATCACGCAGCGCATTGGCTACTTCGACAACAACAACGGCCTCTTCTTCGAGGTCAAAGATGGCGTCATCGGAGTCGTCAAGCGTACAAACGTGACCGGCACTCCTGACGACATCCGTGTCGATCAGGATGACTGGAACCTCGATCCAATGAACGGGAGCGGCCCATCCGGCATCACGCTGAACGCCTCGAAGGTCCAGATCGGATTCATCGATATTGAATGGCTTGGTGTTGGACGGGTGCGCTTTGGACTGGTTGTGAACGGATTGATCTACTACGTTCACCAGTTCGTGCACTCCAACATCATCGAGTCCGTCTACATGAGCACACCGAATCTTCCGATTCGGTATGAGATCATCAACGACGGAACCGGTGGAGCTGCAAGCCTCGAACATATCTGCTCAACGGTGATCTCTGAGGGCGGCGATCAGGATACCGACGTTCACAAGGCGGCAAGCCAGTCGTTCTCTGAATACTGCCGAGCCGCGAGCTCCGGTACGCTTTACGCTGTCATCGGGATGCGCTTAAAGTCAACACACCTGAGCAAGACGGTGCGACCGGTCAACCTAGACCTGATCTCGCCGCAGAACACAATCTTGATCCGCTGGCGGCTTTGTTTGAATCCGACGTATGCTGGGACGTTCACATATGCAGACGTCACCAATTCGGCTGTCCAGATCGCAAAGGGCGCAACAGCAAACTCTGTGAGCGCCGTTGGAACGGTATTGGCCGCCGGATACACACTGTCCCGCACTCAAATCAACGTCGATCTTGGCGGAAACTTTGCGCTGGGCTCGACATACGCTGGGGTCAGCGACGAGGTTGTTCTTGTCTGTGATACGACGGGGACGAACTGCGACATTGCAGCTGTGCTTCAGTGGAGCGAACACGAGTAATGCCTAGAGGCGGTAGACGTCCCGGTGCCGGGACGAAAAAAGGAACCAAGCGCGGTCCATACATGACTGCGCAGAAGCGCGAGGCGCCCGAGCCGGTGGACATCACCGAGTACGGGCCTCGCATGAAGGCGATCATCGAAAGGGAGCTCGGCAGCCACGATCAAGAGCGCCAGCTCAGGATGTTCGACAAGCTCAAAGACTACTTCTTCCAGAAGCAGCCGCTGGCCGTAGACAATAAGAACCCAAGCACGGGTCCGAATTTCTTGGTCATGTTGCCGCCCAAGGACGACATAGCGGTGGTGAATGCCGAAGTTATAGACGTCGGCCAGCTGGGACCCTCCCCGTCAGATTCCTCCGCGTCTGACGCCCATGCTCGGGCCGACGTCCTTTCAACACAACAGGGGGAGGACAGCAGCGATGCAACCTCCCCAAATCTTGATGACGACAGCCAGAACCCAAGCTGAAAGCCGTCTGATCCTGCGCCCAAATTCTGCGCCACAACGTCGTTTCTTCGCCGCAAGCGAGAGCGACGTTCTGTACGGAGGGGCTGCTGGGTCTGGCAAGAGCTGGGCGCTTGTCGTCGATCCAATGCGGTACATCGGCGTAGCCGACTACACGCATGTGATCTTTCGCCGCACGTTCCCCGAGCTGGAAGGCTCGATCATCCCACTGGCACACAAGTATTACCCTTTGGCCGGTGGTGTGTGGAGCGAGCAGAAAAAGACGTACACGTTCCCCTCGGGGGCGTTCATCCGTCTAGCGTTCATGCAGCACGAGAACGACTGGACAAACTACCAAGGCCATGAGTACGCGGGTCAGTCGTTTGACGAGGCCACGAACTTCAGGCCAATCCAGATCGAGAGCTTGATGATCTGGAACCGGTCGCGCTGCTCGGTGAAACCGTACCGCAGATTCGCGACCAACCCCGGCGGCGTCGCTCATAAGTACATCAAGAGCTACTTCGTCGATGTCTGTATGCCGCAGCCTGATGGTCCGCAGCGCTTCTCGAAGCTCGCGAACCTCTGGTGGCAGCCAATGAAGCCCGGGCCTGCGTTTGTTCACACAGACGCGACCACTGGCCGCAAGCTGACGAGGCTCTTCATCCCGGCTCGCGTCTTCGACAATGAAGACCTGCTGAGGAACAACCCGGACTACATCGCTAGTCTGTTGCAGTTGCCAGAGCATCGTCGTCGTCAGTACGTCGAGGGTGATTGGGAAGTCTTCGAGGGACAGTTCTTCGACCTGAAGCCGGAGGTGCACGTCATCCCCCCGATCAGGAAAATACACGAAGACTGGATGGTGCTCGGCGGTCTGGACTACGGCTCCACAACGGTGCTACTCGTGGGATACCGTGACCACGAAGGAAACATCGTGATCTTCCATGAGCACCTGACGACATCCACCACGCCCAGCGAGCGAGCAAACTCGATGGCGGAAAGTCTGCTGGAGCGTGGACTGAAAAACCTGCGGATCGCTTATGACACAAACATGGACCTCAACCTTCGCGACTACATCGGCTATGACAAGTCGCCGGTGGGCATTTTTCGTGAGGTGTTTGAACAGCGTATGGGTAAGGCTGCCCCTACGATGGCGGTGGTCAGTAAGGCAACTACTGATCGACGCGGATACCGGATCGTCAAGAATGAGGCGATCAAAGAGTTCATGCGTTACCAGTACGGCTCTGACGGAAGGCTTACAATCAGACCAAGATTGTACATCACTTCTAATTGCAAGTACCTACTGGACACAATGCCGGACCTTGTGCACGACCCCGACTCTCCCGAGGGGCTAGACTTCAACCAGAAGATCGGGGAAGATCACGCGGTCGATGCGCTTGGGTTTGTTGTGCTAGGGCTGATGCGGCCAGCGTCCGCGCAGCCAAAGAAGGTCAAATCCTATTCATCCTTCGACGACTACATGGAAGAAGAGGTCTTCGCGAAGATTCGAGAACGAGCCATGAGTCCGAAGGTCAACCCAAATACTCTCTAATGGAGACACATCAGTGAAACGTCTTCTTGGTTTTGCACTCCCTGTTCTTGTCGCGGTCGCCCTTCTGTTCGGCGTCGTGAGCGAGAGCTCTGTTGCGCAGAGTGGCCCGTACTACTGGTCGCTCTACGTTCGCACCCTCCTGACCGTCTACGGTTCGTTCTCCCTGCCCGATGCAGGAACGATCGTGGCCGACTCCGGTTCCTCGATTACGCAGGGCGGAAAGACTCTGCTTTCGAGCGAGACGCTTGCCGCTGCTGATACGATT